ATGATAGAAAATAATAAACAGTTAAAGATAACAATAATCCAAAAAGACAGATTTGGAAAAGCAATAGATAGTTTTAATATGGAAAAGTCCATAAAGGATTTAGAACCGAATCCTGGAAGATATATACTGGCAAAAGCTCAACTTGATTCTTTGTGGAGTATATATAGTGAATTATTAATGGAAATAACAGTATATAAAACAAAATTAAAGGAATAAGATTATGGCAACAATTACAAGAAAAAAGGGAAGTAAAGTCGGACTTACTAATGGAAGAATTGACTGGTCATTGATGGAAAATCTGGCTTGTCTTGCAAACGCTTATTTTACGCCTTTTTATGGCAAAGTAATAGGCAAAGCGTCTGGAGGATTGACGCAAGGACAGGTCTATGAAAGACTTAAACAAACTGGTTACGGATTAAAAGACATAAGAAACGGCAAGTGTCCTATAACCCAAATGTTTGTTAAGAAGTATTCGGTTGAAAATATGACCCAAGCTACAACTGACGAACTTACAAAACAGTTCAGGTCAATGATTCCATAATATGTCTTCTTACCAAAGGAATCTATATAAATGGAATGACTATATAGCAATTAACTGTAAGAAAAGTGATAAATTAAAATTATTACAGTTGCATAAAGACTGGTGCGAAGTGCATAATTCGAGTATGTCTTTTGCTGCTTGGATTACACTATTCTTAATCCCAAAATATATGAGAATATATAAAAAAGAATTAAAGAAATTAAAGAAAAGAAAAGACTACGTTTGAAAGGTTTATTATATGAAATACAAAGAAGAATATAAAAGAGTTGAAAATGAAAATCAAAATGCAAAGATAATACTATTACAGGCAAGGGAAAAATTTAGACAAGGATGTTCTGTTGTAGAACTAATGGTAGAAGTAGACAGAGCAATAGAAGAATTAAAGTAGTAAAGGATAAATAATGGCAGCAGATGAAGATAAGATAGATGGTTCGTGTTGTTCAATTTGCGAAACATACTTTAAGAATTGTGTAAAGTGGTTAACTCATAGAACTAATGATATATACACTCACGGTTATCCTGTAGCCTGTCAAGAGTGCTATGGCAATCCACAAAACAAAAAACTGGTAAAGAAACTAAATCTTCAAAGAGCAGTTATAGAAAATACATTTTAGAAAGGAATTAAAATGGCAGATAGAGATGAATTTAGCATAGAAAATGAGGCTTCAATAGAAATGGACGAAAATAAGAACTTTTTGGCTTTATCGCCACAAAATAGTATAAAAGCTCTACAAAAAGTCGATGCGCTTACTAAAGTGGTCGATGGTGCGGTCAGGCTTGCATTACAGCGTACTGTTGCACAAGATTGGGTAAATATGGGTGGTAAGTGGTATTTGCAAGCATCGGGCGTTGAAAAGGTCAGAAGTGTATTTGGACTTTACTTCAAAAGTATGGCAACAATTAAAGAAACTTTTGCAGATGGAACTTACGCTTATATTACATCTGGAACGGCAGGTTGTAAACTTCTTGATAATCTATATGGCGAAACCACAATACAAATTGAAGGTTGCCGTTCGTCAGCAGACCAATTCTTTTCAAAACAAGCTGTTACTGACCCAATGGACGTAAGACGCTCATCTTATGCAAACTTTACAGTAAGAGCAGCAAAGGCATTATTAGGTTTTGGTAATTATACAACTGCTGATTTACAAGCTATGGGTGTAAAAGTAGGAGATTCAACTAAAGTAACATACGAAAAAGGTGCAGAAGGTGGAGTAAAAACTGGTTGCATATCAGAACCACAAGCAAAAAGACTTTGGGCTTTATGTAAAGCTAATAGTATTTCTGAAATAGCAATTAAGAAGTATTTAAAAGAAACATATAGTCTTGATACGAGTAAGAATATATTGCGTAAAGACTATGAAACTATATGTAATTGGGTTGAAGCTGGTGGTGTAACACAACCAAAACGTGATATACAGGCAGAAATTGATGAACTAATGGGTGATGAAGATAAAGGATAAATATGAAAAAACTAATTGAAGCAATAGAAAAGATTAAGACTGATATACAGACTAATCTCAAAAGTCAATGTAAGATTTTGCCTCATAACTCTAATTGGGCAAGTATATTGGCAAGGCCGTGTATCAGACAACAAGTATATTATCGTCTTGATTGGGAAAAACAATCTTTGCCTAATGAGTTTTTACAGGGAATATTTAATACAGGACTTCTTGTAGAAGATATGACTATAAATACTTTGAATCGCATAGGTTTAATGGCTAACCCAAAATGGCAACTATTGAAGATACCTGATAAGATTAACGATAAAGCTCTTGCGGAAGTTCAAATTGGTTCGGTAACTGACGTATTCTTGATAATCTACGATGAAAATGGAAAACCAGTTAATCTTGGCCCAGTAGAAATAAAGAGTATAGACCCAAATAAATTCAAAACCATAAACAAAATAGAAGACTTCCAAAAAAGCTATTGGATGAAACCATATGAAGGACAATTATCGGTTTATATGTTCGGAAGTAACTTTGAACAGGGTGCATTTTTATTGGTGAATAAAACTAACTGGTGGGATTATAAGATATTACCATATCAACTCGATATGTCTTTTATGCAAAGACTATTGAATACGGCCAAGCTTGTCAATTCATTTGTTCAAACAAAACAATATCCAGACAGAATTGACGATAAGAATGAATGTAAAAACTGTCCATTTAAGACTTTTTGCCTTCCTGATGAATGTTCAGATTTAATAGAACTTGTTGATAGTGAAGAACTTACGCAGCTTCTCGAGCAAAGAGATTCACTACAAGAAGCATCAAAAGAGTACGATGAAATAGACAAAACTATAAAGGAAATGCTACAAGCTAATAAAGACGGTATTTACTTGATTGGCGGGAAATATCAAATTAAACTTTCAACTTATGACAGGTCAAGTTATGATATTCCTAATGATGTAAAAAGTAAATATTTAGAAAAAGTACCGTGTAGAAAAACGAATATTACCAAAATAAAGGATTAATGATATGCTCGTACTTACACAAAATAAAGATGAAGAAATAGTAATTCAAAATGCTAATGGTGAAATAATCATAAGAAAAGGTGAAGATTATGGTAGAATTGCCATAGAAGCACCAAAAGAATATAGTATATTTAGACGTGAAAATTCAAAGAAAACTATTTAAGAAAGGACTCACAAATGGAAGAATTGATTAAGAAACTTGAGGCGTTGTTAGTTAAATTCCCAAAACAAAACAGAGAGTGCTATAAGGTCATTACAGAAGTTGTAGTTGGTCTTAAAGCATTAGTACCTGTACCTGAACCAGAACAACCCAAAGAGGTATAAATGCCGTCTATAAAATTTACAGTCTATGGTGAGCCTACAGCATTGAAAAGACATAATATGTATAGGCATAAAGGGAAACTAATTTCTGTAAATCCCTCATCTAAACAAGAAGATGATTTTCTTGCTTTGGCTCACCAAAATAGACCTGATATGCCAATAAATACAAGTACTGCCATATCATTAAGTTTCTTTTTTGGTAGACCGAAATATCATTATGGAACAGGCAAAAACTCGTTAATATTGAAAGAAAAAGCACCAAAAGCTCATACATCAAGACCAGATATAGATAACTTAATAAAATTTGTATTCGACTCACTTAATGGCGTATTTTGGTCTGATGACAGTATTATATCAGATATAATATCGCATAAATTTTATGACGTAAGGCCAAGAACTGAAATAGAAATAATTTACTAAAAATAGAGTTTCTCCTTTAACACCTGCCCAAGCTTGCATCCCTTGGGTGGGGCGCAATAATATCATATATCTTTAAGGAGATAGCTATGAAAAAGTTACTTTTTTCGTTACTGTTCACCTTGATTATGTCCTGCTCTGGTTATTGTGGTATTGTTACTATTAATGGGCTTCCATTAGTAATAAAGGAAAATTTCATCTACTTTGATAATTACTACTCTTATTGGGGGAAACAACAACCACAGATATTTGCAGCCTATATCGTTTTCTCTGCTGATGTAACTTACGGTATTGGGGAATATAAACAGTCAGCAAAAGGTAAAAAAGTAAAGTTTAATCTTAATGGCAGCATAGGTGGACAAGGGAAATACTATCAACATTATTTAACAGGCAGCCAAAACATATTTGGAACTTATGGTTTTGTAGTTCCATATCCAGCAAACGGATGTACTGATGAAACTGGACATATAGAATGGAAAGTTGGAATAGGTGATAAAACATTTGGATATGTAAAATACCATCCAAATGGCCCATTTCCAGATGAATTAGTACGTTTACCAAAAGAACCACATTCACAGTTTTCTTTAGTAAATTGTTCTGTTTCTGCTTGGCAAGGAATAAAAACAGTAGAAACTCCAGCCTACTTTGCATTTGTTGTAAGTGCGCCTCACTATTCTGAAGACCCAATATTACAACAAAAGTTTGGAAATATAAGCTTTGCAGATGCTTCAATGGCAGAATTAGGAGAACCTGACCCTGCTCTTATAGATGCAATAACTGGATTAGGTAAAATGTCAATTAAAACCACGTCAGAATCTAACTCTATACAAGAAACATTAGACCCAAATTATAAGTTTCCAGATATTCAAATTTCGCCACCAATACAATATGGTTGGAGTATTTATGGTGATGGATTCTATACTTTATTAGATGGAAATATGTTTGGAAAATCAAATAGATTTTTCGCTCATAATTTACAAGAAATATCAGACCCTAATGAGGTAAAAAGTTACTTATCTTTAAATTCGCCATACTGTTATGTGAAAACTATAAATGTACCAAATGCTATTAATTATAACTCAAAAGGTTATACGGCATTTGCTTGTGCAGTAAATAACAATAATGAGATATATAACTCATTTCCTATATTTATGACAGTATTGAAAAAAACGAGTAATACTGTAACATTTATATCGGACTATTTTTATGCGGTTGATTATACTTCAACTGGTGTACGTTATGATAAACACGGAAATAAGTTTGTATGTGTTCCAGCTATAGAAGATGGTAATATAGTTATAAACCCAATATCTCCAAGTAATTATGGCGATTTTAACAATGATAGAAAGGTCAATCTAATTGATTTTGCCAAATTTTCAGAGTATTTTGGAAAGACAACACAAGACTCAGATTTTGACAGTATGTATGATTTTAATAATAATGGCAAAGTCGATTTGTCAGATTTCGTACGTTTTCAAATGAATTGGCTAAATGATAAGACTTTTGGTATATTTATCAAAGAAATAGTAATTAATTATTGAAAGGATTTAATATGAATTGGAAATATGTTGCAGGTGGACTTGCTGTATTTTGCCTTATCGCTGTAATCGGTTGTGCAACGATGATTGATATGTATCCTGCCAAAATATCAAAGGACTTGGCTAAGTACACTGGACACGACCCTAACAACCTTAATTGGCCTGTTGGAACAATGGGTACACTTCGTGATTGGTTAGCGGAAGCCAGCTTGAAACATCAGTTAAATCAAGCTGATATTGAGTATTATGCCAAAAAGGACAATTTAACCTATGAGGCAGTAGCTAAATCTGGTGCAGCATACTTAGAAATTGCACAAAAGGAAACAAGTTCTTTGTTTGGTCAAAATGGCCTATTGTGGCCTATATTGGCATTGACATTAGGCGGTGGTGGTATATCGGCAGCAACAGCATTAATAACAAGCAAGATAAATGCCAGTACAAACTATACTCCTGCAGAAGTTAAGACCATAGCAGATGAATCTGCATCAACAGGGAAAGCACCTGCTGTAATATAATAATTTAAAATATAACTAAATTGTGGTGAAATATGAGTATCACATACCAAGAATTGCATAATTGGAAATATAGACTTGTTAAACCTGTTACATATCAATCTAAAATCTTAGGCATAAGTTATGATTGCTTATATTATAGCATAACTCTTGCTGGTTTAGTAACTGGTAAGGTAGGTTATGCTTGGGATGGTGCTACTGGCGCGCCAGACTCTAAAGATATTTTTGAGGGGGCTGCAATTCACGATATTCTTTGTCAAATGATGAGAGAGGGCATATTAAGCAGAGAAATCTATTTTGATATAGCAAATAAAGCATTGGTTGAAATATGTCTATCTAAAAAAATGCCACAATGGTACGCTAATTTAGTCTATTGGATGGTAACTAATTTGGGTAAAAAAAGTACATTTCCTTCTAAATATACACCAAATAAGATTGTAATAATTGAACCTTGAAAAATAGTGCAAATAGGACAGTTAATATGATATCTCCTGAACAAACTGAAATAGTCAAAAAGCTTTGTGAAGAAAATGATATACCTTATTCAGAAGACTTAGACGAAAAGGTAAAAAAGTGGTCTGCGGATTATATGAGACAGTGGAGAAAAGACCAATACATAAGCGAAAGGCTAAAAATGCTTGAACATAAACGCCCCAAATTTTGGTTTTGGTATGTAGTATGTATATTATTTTTATTACTTTATGGAGTATACTATGCCTGTAGATAAATCAGTGCCAGATGAAAACTTAGAACCAAGTGAATATATACCAACTGGTAATGCCTGTATTTATTGTGGTCATAAAAAATGTGTTTGTGATGATAGATATGAAGATTATGTAGAAAAACAGCGCAAATAGGATGGTCAATAAAATAGCCTGAATATACTTTTTATTTTCCTACTTGTTTGCTCTTATTAATAATATGGCCATACCTGAAAAGGCGTGGCCATACTTTTTAGGAGGATATGAAGATGAAGATTATCTACCTGTATAATATCTAAAAATAAAATCACCTATAACAAGCAATACTCCTATATACATAGGTATATATGTAAGAAATTTTGAAGTTTCTACTTGTTTATGCTCATTAAAGTCTTTTATAAATTCTTCGTGTCTATTGAGTTTGCTTTGAAAAGACTCACTTCCGTTATCTATAAATATCCTATCAAGTCTGTCATTTATTTTCTGAAATTCATCTCTACATATCCTATCATACTGTTGTTGCTCATAGTCCATTTTTAAGCCTTTCAAATAAATCCAAGCTGCTGTAGTTTATTTATTTCGTCTTCTATGACAGTTATAGCGTCAGTTCGATATTGAATATTAGGTATTTTTAACTTATCAATAAGACCATAAATATCTTTTTCAAGACCCTTTAAGGTTTTATTTTTACCAGTTACTTCACATATAATTCCCAAATGACCGCTTGAAACCAGTTTATTATCTTCTAAATTAACGTCTAATAACCATATATGTTCAAAACTATCTATTCCTCTTATAGGTATATTTTGATTAAATTTATTAGTAACATTAAAGTCTTTCGGTTCAAAAGGGTAAGGAGGTATAGATATTCTTATAGAACCTAACCAATCAGAAGTAGGATTTATTTTTGGTTTTTTGCCTTCACATAAACTTTTGAAAAACTCGCCTACTTTAATATCAAGACCTTCTAAAAAAGCATATATAGCTGAATATCCTATGCGTGGAGTAAACTCAAGAAAATACACATCTTTTTTGTCAGTAACCATAGTATTTACATCAAGAGGGCCATTATATTTATCAATCTTTAACGCAGATAGCATTTTTTTGATTGTTTCTTTATATATTAAAGGCTCTTTACCATTCCAAAATTTAACTATAGATGAAGAACAACCAGTTTGCTGACCTAATTCATCGGTCATAAAACGCTTTGTTTCCCAAGTAGAGTTAAGCGTTTCCATAATTGGATGACCATCAACAAACCAAAGTTCTGTACTTATTTCATATCCTATAACTTTTTCCTGCAAAAGAAAGTCTACTTTCCCTTTCCAACGACCTTCAAAATAATCGAGCATTTCTATAAGGTCTTGAGTATCTTCAGAGTCAGAGTATGTAAATCCATTATCATCTCCCATAGGTTTAAAAACCCATAGTTTCTTGGAAGAAACTAAAAACTTTCTTGCGTCTTCAAAAGACTTAAATTCGTGATGTTCAAGTATTTCAAGACCGCTTTTTTCAGCTAATACTATGCCAAATTCTCTATCTTCTTCCATTTTATCTTGAAGTAAACCTGCACCATAACAATTGCATCTCTTTGATAATTTTTCGTATATTTCTCCCATTGAACTCATATCGAATATAACATTAGAGTCTTTAGACATATTTTCTATGATACTATTTGTTTCTTTTAATATACCTTTATAAATACCACGATATTTAGGGTCTTTAATCCAAAAACAAACGTCATTTCCTTCATTTGCTATGCGAAATGCTATACCAAGACCATCTCCATATTTAGAAATAAGTTTAACATTGTTAGTCGTCATCGTATCTGTTCCCATCAGGGTCATCGTCAATATCTTCACCCGAATCTATTACGAAATCTGGAGTTATCATTTTACAAGTTTATTGGCGGATTTAGCTAAAGCTATTCTTTGCTTTTCTAATTTGGCTATTTTCTCAGATTTTTGGCTTCCGTTAATTATGGTTGATTTTGTAATAATATCTATTCTTTTATTAATTTCACCTAATTGCTTAGAAATAGAATTTAATGTACTTGCCATAGCAAATTTTGGATTTTCTTTTGAAAGTTTTACAGCATCTTTAATTCTTCCATCTTTAATCATTTTATTATAAGTAGTCTGTATAGAAGTGTACTCTTTAAGATTTTTATAGAATTTATTTATACTTTCTGCCTGACCTGTTTCCATAGGACTTTTTAGAGTTGTACCATATAATAAAGGATAACGAGTAATATCAGTAGGTTTTATAGGTACTTTTTGGCCTGATTCTTTTTTAATAGAATTTATCAGGTAATCACCAACTCCTGTTATATATCTTTCTGAACCTCCCAAATACCCCTGTGCAAGATTTTCTATTTTTGCAGGTGAATAATTTATTATTTTACCAATTTGCTTTGCAGTTTCTGAAGTATACTTTGTAGATTGTTCAGACGGTTCTAAGTTTTCTATTCCTTGAGGTAATATAGATTGTTGTCTAAAGAAGTTATAGTTAGTAGCATTTTCTATAAATGGTTTAACTGCTGTAGCAAGCATACCAGAAGAAGGGTCTCCAGAAGTAGGTAGTACTGAATCAAAGGTGGATTTGGCTAATCCATCAAATGCAGATTTATCTTTTGTATCAAGATATTCCATAAATCTTTCTGGTACAGAACTGAAAACTTGACCATAAAGAAATGGTTTAGGTACTCTTGCGTAAACCTTTGTTCCTGGAACTTTTATACACCAAAATAGGTCTTTTTGCCATCTTGGTATTTCTTTGAAATCTGGGTCATTTCTATTAATCATATATAAAATTACAGAAGGAACTGTTAATGCGGCAATTCCTTTTACAGAAGTTCCAACTGGGTCTTTAATAACAGTTCTTATAGTCTTTTCAGTGCCTTGAACTCCAGCGTTAAAAAATGCCATAAGTTGATTTATGTCTTTTGTCCTTGAACCTCTAACACCAAAATCTACTGTGGCCTCACGACTTTCAAAACCAGATTCTATATCAGACAATCCTTTTTCTTTTGCTGTTTTGAAAACCGCTACTCTTGTTGCCTGTTCCATTAACTGACTTAAATCTTGTGCAGTATGAATAATATTCAGTTTTTCTACAAGTCCTTTTTGACTCATTAATTCTTTATATGCAGCTTTTAATTTTGGTCTTGATAATTCAACAAAACCACTATATGCACCTCCAGAACGTAACCAATCATAATAAACATCACTTTTATTCATAATATCTGCTATTGCTTTTACACTATCGTGTAAAGGAGTAAATCCAAACTTGGCTTGCATCATAGCACCCATTTGGTCTCTTGTTGGATTTCTTATAATAAATTCTGGAGTTATAGTAGCAGCAGTTCTTAATAGTCTTGCTGGTGCAGATAAAATCTTAACAAGTAGACTTGATGATGTTTCATTCATTCCTGTCATAGCATCTTGTAGATTTTTAGGTACTTTATAATATTGTGGTTTACCATTCACAAAGACTTCTATGCTATCTTTTGGTTTAAACGATGAAGGTCTAAAAATTGTACTTTCTATTGGTACTTCTTGAGTAATGACTCTTTGTATTTCACGAACAATTTGCTTAACAGTCTTTTCGACAGTTTCGCCAGTAGGTGTTTTTCCACCACTTGCTTGCGATTCAATCTTTCTTATATAATTTCCAGCTTCTGATTCGGTCATACCTCTATGGACAAGTGCATCGACTACTACTTTTTTAAGTTTATCCATAGGCGTTTTAGCGTCTACAGTTTGACCATCTTTTGTTCTTTTTGTAGTTTCAGTTGCTTCTTGTACTACTTGAGATACGTTCTTCCTAAAGGTTCTGACTTCGGTAGATATTTCTTTAGGGTCTACCTTTATAGGACGCATTTTTATATGTTGTCTAACTATTTCATCTGGAAACATTTTCTTTAATTTTATTACATCTCTTGCAACCGTGTTTCTTTCAGAAGTATCCATAATCCTATGGACGTTTTTAATTACACTTTCAATAACGTCTTGTTTTGGACGTAAAGAACCCTTAATCTTTCTAATAAATGAACGTGCCTCTGAAAATGGTTTATTAGATTTTGGAGTTCCAGATATACCTTCTGCTATATCCATAATCCTATCAAATGGAATATAGTTTGGATTTTCTTTAAGGATTCGAGCATATTGAGCTTTAGACATATTGCCACTGTCTACAAGTAAATGTAAAACTCGCTTTTGGAAATCATAGATTCTTATAGCAGTTTTGTCGAAAATAGACATATTTTCGCCATACTTTTTGTCAAGATTGTCCATAATTTTTTGAGCTTCGGCAACCTGTTCTTTGGTTACTATATTTTCTTCACTACCTTCGTACTTTGGTTTTTGCAAGTCCTCAATAGTTCTTCGTGATATAAGATAATCTTTTAAGTCTTGTGGTGAAGCAGTCTTTCCAAAGAAAAACTCTCTGGTTTTTTGTGCAAAGGTAGGTTTTTTACCAATATCAGATACACTTTTTTCAAAATCTTCAATTATGGGTTTTAGACCTTCGCCAGTAATTTCTATATTACCTTCTTTGTTTATCTTGTATGTTTTATCTTCTAATACCGATTCTGCCTTTTTACCAGTACCTAAATAACTACGAGAGCGCAACTTAGGGTCTTCTCCAGGTTTTATAGTAAGACCAAGTTTCTTAGCCTTTTCTCCTGCATTTTCAATAGAAGCAAAACGATTAATAACAGATTGATAAGCATTTTCTGCCGCTTCGCCTATTTTTGTACCTTTAAGAGTAATCTTTTTAGACTCTTGTGGTGGTTGTCCTTCAATAGGAACATCTGGTGGTTTTGGAGGTTCTTGTGGAGGTTTAGGTGGTTTTACATCAGCACCTAAATCTTCACTATGCAAATTGTCATTTGGTTTTGGTATTTGACCTGCCTCATAAGCTACTTTGCCACCTTCATTTCTATTTACAAAACGACCTTCGTTTGTAACGAATCCTTCTTCAAAGCCTTGTGGTGCATCTTCTTGTTTTAAACCAAGTTTATCATACGCTTCTTGATGATATTGACCTTCTATTATTTCTCCGTCAGGAGTTTTTATAGCAGCAGATTTTATAGTTTCACCTTGTTTTGTAGGTGGACTTATTTGATTAAGGTCTTTCTTTGGTGGTAAATCAGTTTCCATTTGCTCTTTTTGAGCCATTTGTTCATATATAAATTTAGGTGGTTTTTTACTTTCTAAATCTTTAATAGCTTTATCGGCCCAATCTTCGCCTTTATATGGCGTTAAAACTTCAATATCTTCTGGTTTAAGTTTACCTTCTTCAGCAGCTTTTTGGATTATAGGTTTACGGATAAGATTTTCAGTTTGGTATTTCATTTGTGCTGCAGCAAGTTCGGCCTTGCCAGTAGGCGCGCCGCTTAAATCAACCTTGCTTAAATCGCGTTTAGGCATTGATTGCGTTTCGGGGGTAACATTGGTCGGGGCAACAGGTTTTGACGCATCTGGGTCGATTGTAGACGGTTTTTGACCCTTGCCAGCGTAAGGCGTTAATATCGCGCCCATAGCCGTTTGTGCGGCAACGTCTTTTAAAGGTACACCTTCAACTGCTGCAGTACCACCCATAGTTGCAGCGCCAGCACCACGTCTTAAATATGGATTTTTAATAGACCCTATCATTTTTAGCATTTTACCCAAAATTAATCTTTGTGCCGCGCCTTTTGCAGCACCCATCAACATAGATTTTCCTTCACGTTTTGCTTGCGCAGCACCTTGCATACCTCCATAAATAGTACCTGCTTCCCATTGTGCAAGTCCTACTGGCAAAGAACCTATTACTTGACCAACAAAATTATCAACTGAATTTGCACCTGATTTTGCGGCTTCTTTATCCCAATAATCAGCATTTACTGTAAGATGTTTTGCGATATTATTAATTAATGAATCGTCTTTTAATTCTTTACTACCAGTATATTGACGTACTACATTAGCCATATCTTGAATATCAGTCATAAACGATGCGGCAGATTTTTCAGCACCGCTTATTGCACCTAATTCAGCGTGTAATGGTACATTTAACTTTTCTATAAAAGAAGGTTTTCTATCTGGTTGAGTTTCTAGCTCAAATCCTTGTGGAACATTTGTTTGTGGTTGTTGTTCTATTTCAAAACCAGTAGGTAAATTTATTTGGTTACTTGCCACGTTTTTCCACCATCATTTGAAACAATTCTTTTTCCAGTTTGTTTATTTTTAGCGTATATAGGTTGAATACTACCTTCTTGCTGAACTTGATTATTATCAGAAGTAGGTGCAGGATTTACATCAGAAACTTGATTATTTTGTGCTTTATTAAAATAATCAACTAAGCTATCAAATAATCCTCCACGTTTAGGGACTTGTTTTTCTTCTTCATTTTCATCTTCAAAGTTCTTTTGTATATATTCATTAACTATTGGTGCGCTATCTATGTCAATTCCTAATTGTTGTAATTGAGATATTGCATCTTGTCTATTTATTACTCCCTTAAATGGTGTAAGTTTTCCTATTGCCCACTGTTGTTTTTGTGGTGAAAATATAGGTTTTTGTGGTTTCATAGGCGCAGGAGGAACTTTGTAAACAGGGTCGGCATCATTAAAAGTCATTTTTGCCAATGTCTTATTTTCAGGAGATAAGGTATTGTCTGTATTATACTTTTTATACATCATTTTAGTTCGTTGAAGTTTACCTGTTAATTCCTGTACTTGCATATCGTGTTTCATTTTGGCATTTTGATATAAAGTATCTAATTGTGCCGTATCAGTTGTAGTCTGTTTAGCAAGGTTAGTTTGCTGTATATATTCATTTTCTATAGCCATTAATCCAATATCGAATTGTCTTTTAGGCATATCGTCTATATTAAACTGTTGTTGTATCTGTGGATTAGCAGCAAGTTGTTGCTCGCCAGTAGGTCTGGAAACAAATTCTGATTCTTGAGGTTTTTGGGCAAGTTGAGTTATATTATGTTGCGTATCAACAGCACGACCACTTTGGCCATCACTACTTACCCATCCAGTGTATTGTTGTTTCTTTTGTGCTTCTGGACTGTTTTGCTCGTTTACAAAATCAGCATATTTTGGATTAGGCATTTTATTTCCTTTATATTTTAATTAATTATAACTATTTTCCCTTTATATTTTCTCAATAGAGGGAAATTATTTGTCCATTGATACCAAATTGGTGTAGAAAAATCCCATACTATATCTCCACCATCATAAATATTATGTGTCTTATCAAAGTAAGCTGACTTTAATGTTTCATTATAAGTTACTGGTTCATTAGACCCAAGTGCAACCGAACATTGACCTGTCCACCAACCACAATTAACGATTGAGCCACTGCCAATGTTTCCAACTAATCCAGCAGCATAATTCCCTAAAACAACTCCAGTAGCATAACAGTTTGTTATTGTAGAGCCAGGTGCTTCACCAATAAGACCGCCTTTCCAGCTTATGTCCATTCTTCCTTGAACCTGTCCAGTAGCATAAGAATTTGTTACAGTGCCATATCGAAAGTAACCAACCAATCCACCAGTATATAAAAGGTCTCCAACACTTCCATCAACATTGCCAGTGGAATAACAATTTTCAATAACCATACTATCGCCATAACCAAGCAATCCACCAAGAGTAACGTATTCGCCACCACCTTTTGTATATACATTACCTGTAGAGTAACAAATTCGTAACGCTGAACCTCCACCTGACTGTCCTATAAGTCCCCCAACCATATCATTTCCATAAACATCTCCTGTGGCATAGCAATTAGTTATTCCATCATTTAATTCTTGCCCTATAAGTCCACCAACATAAGTACTTCCCGAAACCTCACCCGTAGCGTAACAATATGACATTGATTCGTCATTTAATCCTACCAGCCCACCAACACTACTTATTCCTATAACCGTAGCTGAACTATGAAGAAGTGTATAATTGCCATCAGAACCAATCCACCCCACCAGACCGCCAACACAGTAGCGACCTGTTACGCTTCCAGAAGAAACATCGTATGCCAAATATGTAGTATCACTATATCCTATCAATGCACCTACATAATCACGACCTTTTATATTAGCGTTTGTAATATTTACATTCTGTATATTAGTATCTCCTGCACTTAAATTGCCAGCACCAAATAATCCTACATAATCTGTTGTAGAACGATTTATAAATAGATTTGAAATTGTATGTCCTTGTCCGTTAAAAGTTCCAAAAGGTTCAGAACCATCTCCACCAAACCTTACATCAATATTTCCTATTGGTATAAATCCTGCCCCACTATTCCAACCACTTGTGGCAGAGGCATCTATATCATTCATTAAAATACATTCATCTGCTAAGTGGTCTGGTGTTATATCCTGTAATTCAGCAAGAGTATATATTTCGTAAGCCATATTATTGATTTATCTTTGTTATTTGAATATGTATATTTTTAATTAAAACTGAAGGTGCAGTATCAAAAACTATATAAATAAATTTTCCTGCTGCAACTGAAACAGATAATGCCCCACTTGTATATGCCCCTGTCGTTGTGTCGATTGCATTAATTAAAGTTGGAGTTCCTAAACCTATCATCGCATCAGCGTATTTCAAATCCCCTGTAATTTCTGTTGTAGGGTCTGCATCGCAAGACACTTTTATACCTGTTATAGTTATGGCATAAGGAGTTGATAATATAATACCAATAAGATTGTTTACAGTATAAACATCATTTGGGGCAGTTATAGAAACATTTATAGTTTCAGAAGTAATAAGTTTTGCAAAAGTTGGAGTATCTCCAGACTTATAATAAGTATTTGTATCTACTCCTAAAAGACCAGAAGTTAATTTAATTAATCCAGAACTTGCAAATGCACCGCCAGACATTGTTTGAGGTGCAGTCTGGTCAAGAGTTAAAAATGCCGATGCGTGTTGTCCATCAAGTAAATCTGCGTTAAGATTAGTATTTACTCTCGTAGAAGTTATTATAAAAGGAGACAATGTAGTTTCTGTCAGTGTTATTCTTTTAAAAATTGGATTTGAGGACGTAGACATAGGCTGTGTAACAAACCTTTGAGTTAGGTCGTTTATGATACTTTCCAGTTGTTGCCAATCACCTGCAATAACCTGATAATTTGGTCTTATATTTGCCATATTCCCTGTCTTGAACTATCTTCACCACCATATCCATATTCCAAGTTGCTTTCAAATGGTGTAGCGTATTGTCTATAAGTAGGCATAGAACTTTGCATTTGAGATAATGATGTCATCATCTGTGCATAAGGTGTTATTGACTGTTGCCAAAGTTGGTTTCGAGTGTCTTCAATGTTTTTATACATTTTAGACAATTCTGTTCCACCTTGGGTTTGAAGACCTCTTGCGCCTGCCGTACTTGACATACCAGTAGATACCATAGAAGCAAGGTCTTTATTAACACCACCTTGTACGTTTTCTTTAGCCTCTTGTCTTAAACCCTTACCATAACCACCTCCAGGTTGGTAATACTTATTCATTTTATTAAGTTGTGGTGATACTTGACTCATCATTCCAGAATATGTACCATAAGCCTCTTGCCATTTATCCATAGCATTTTGGTATTCAGGTAAACCGAGCATTTCGTTTTGGGTTTGTTGTGATGTAAAAGTTTGCATTTTATTTCTTTTCCTTTCCTTCAGAACTTAATAATACATTAGTATCCTCTATAGACCAAGATTGACCTAATATATTATTTGAAATCTTTATAGCGGTAGATACGCCAGATACTTTATCTACAATAGAGTTTTTAAGACTATCGCCAGTTACAGTTTTTGTCAATGCAGATGTTGCACCAGATATTATGTTATTAGCCAATAAATCAGCAGATTTGGCACTATAAACATCAACGGTTACTCCATCACTTGATTGTCCTAATGTTAAACTTATTTCATTTATTCCTACCTTTTGTCTTGTATCTTCACCATTTGGATTATTAAATGCACCTAAAGTAACCCAACTATTTATTATATTATTTCCTTCATCAGATTTAATAGTTTCATCATACTTTCTTATAAAACCATCATATCCACCTAATAACAATGCTCTTTCAGAAGTTTTGATAGAATCGAAGTAAAATAATGATGATTGGCATTGTTTGGTCGGAAATGTATCAGGGAATATACCACCTGTTCTTAAATCTAACCACCAACAAACTGACCATAAACCATCTTGTTGAGTAACTGATATTTGAATACCATATCTTTGCTTGTCGTATGCCATAGTAACTCTATCAGTTCTACGATTTAAACCAAGTGATGTTACCAATTTAGGCACTCTTTGTTTTGTAAGATTTTCTGGAGGTTGAGAGTTTATGATAGCCTCAGAAGATAAACCATAAATACCATCAGTTCCTAAGAAATACAGATTATTCTTATCGTCCCAACAATATGATGTAGGACTAAAAATACCAGTAGATTTTGATAGACAAGTATTTACGCCGCCTTGCAACGGGTCAGAGCGCAATAACCACATTTGGTTTGCACAACCCCAAATAAGGTATGAATCCTTATAAGGTATCATAGCAACGATAGCATCACCAACTTCACCAGCTTTTGCATTTTGACTTGTACAAGCTGCACCTACGTCAGTTTGACCTGTATCCCAATCCAAAGGTTGGAATATCCTACTGGCAAACCATTGATGAGGGTTTAACATACTATTAAGGAAAATTCTTCCAAAGCAAAGGCAACCTATATTTGAACCACCGTCTGGGAAAGTGCCACCAGTTGTAGATATTAAATTTTGTATTATACCATATTTAGAAGTTGATATTGGGTCTGTACCACCAGCACTTCCGTCAGCTTTTAACCAATCTGCAACTGTACAAGAACCTGTAGACGCAGTATAAGCAGTTATTTGAGCATAACTTCCAGTTCCAGTACCACCAGTTACATAAACATACCAATTTTCTATATAATTATTAGTTGTATAAAAAGTTGATAAAGAAGCATCTACTAAATGAGTATCATCTGTTCCTGTTCCAGCAGTACCTTCAATATCATAAGTTAATGTAGATGGCGCAGTAGACCAATTTAACCAATGTGGAGGGGCTACAACTGATGTAGGAGTAATTGTAGCCAAAGATGTTGCGCCTGTTACAGCGTGTGATAAAGTATCAAATTCTGTAGTAGAAGTTCTATAAACTAAAGTCCAAGTTGCTGCGCCAACCGTAACAATTTCATCAAATATTCCTGTAGCACCACTTGTTGCTTGTGTAACAACTTCACCTTTTGAAAATGTACCAGTAACAGCACCAACTAAGCGAGTATTTATAAAATCTATCTTGTGCATCCCAGAAATATGAATATCTGTATTCCAAGGATTCCCATCGCATATATAAACCTTTTGAAATGCAGGTATTACAGCAACATATCCTGATGTATCTAAATCGCCAGCAGTAAAATTATGACTTGATGATAATAATGTCAAATCTGCCATATTATATTTCCAGAAAGTAAACTACTTTATGTCCGATAATCACCAATTGCTGATGGTATCTACTTCCACTTACAGCAATAATTTCTTGAGCCATTTGCGGTTCAATCCATCTATATATACCAAGTCTGTCATCATAACCCCAAACTAAATTTTCATCATAATCTTTTGGTCTTTCTAAAACCCAACCAATGGTCTTTCCACCTGTTAAAATAGCAGTAAGAAAAGATAGTATATTAATATTTCCCTGTAAAAGTTGAGTGCCAGTTATTGATAAATTACCTGATAACTCGGATATTATATCAATATTACCAGTAATTAATTTTATTCCAGTTACAGTTAAAGAACCTGATAATTGAGAAGTAACTGAAATTTGCCCAAAAAGATGTTGTTCAGCAAAATTTAAAGTAGCAGATAAGGTTGAAGTTATAGGTACGTTTCCACCAAATACTATCTGGATATAGTCATAAGTTTCAAAATAATGGTCTGCTCCTGAATAAGCATCCCAATTACTACCACCATCATTAGATTGATATGCCATACCTCCTGCATATGTAGCGCCTGAATTATCTCCACCTATTCTACAATCGTCAGCAGCAGAATTCTTTATAACTATTGCATAAGTAATTCCGCTTGTAATACTTATAGGTATGGTAAAAATAAATTCAAGCCAAGCTATATTAGCAGCAGTATCTGGGAAATCACTTGCAGGTAATACTGAAGAACATAAATCTAAACCAGAAGGAACTCCTGCAACTGTAGCCTTAATTGATACTGTAACATTTCCAGTAACTATATCATTTTTATATACATATACTTTTACTGAACCAATTAGATAACTACTTGTAGCGGTAAATGTCTGCGCCCTTAATCTTGTATCAAAGATAAATGCAGCATCATAACCTGTCTCGTAATAATCTTTTTTTGTCGCCATAATTAATCAATTGTAATTGTTATTGCGCCAATATCAAATTTAGGGGTATCTCCACTTATAACAGTTTTTGCTTGAGTTAATGAACCATAAGCAAGCATATTTCCAGTTGTTAAAGCGTCAAATAAACAAAAATAAGTTATAGTACCCCAAGAACCACTTGAAGCAGCAAAAGTTATTGCAGTTGTATTTGTAATAGTACCATTTGCTGCAGTACCCCAAACACCTGTTGTAATTACTCTTGCATATCCCATAGCAACTGGTTCAGCAAGTCCAGAAGCATTTTCTCCAGGATTTGCAGTAGATAAACCTACCCAAACCGTTGGAGTAGAATGTGCCGTTTTACCTACTAATAACTCTAATATTTTTAGTTCTTCGTAATCTGCTAAACTCATTGTATTGCCTTTCTATATTTCACTATAATAAATAACTCCATTACCACTGTTATCTTGTCCAACAACTACTAAAGTATTCTTATATCTACCACCACCTGCAACTTCAACTCCACCCCAAGTACCAGTATCTTCATCCCAAATACCTATTGGGTCAGGAGGTCTTGGTGGAAGCCAAGGGGTAGGTGCAGGAGTAATAATCGAAGAAATATCAATTCCTTGTGTTTTCCAATCTACATAATAAGGTTGTTCTGGTGGATTTGAAACCATTGTGGCATATTTTAAATAATATTTTCCTACTGGCAAATTAGGTAAAAGTTGAAGTGTTATTTTACTCCAACCATCGTCAAGAGGAATGTCGCTTAACAACCATTGTCCTTTAGGAACTCCACCTGTTTCATCTTGATTATTATTTGAATATAATGGCCCGTCATAATTCATAAAGAGAGAGCCATCGCCTCCTGGATAGTGATACTCAAATGAAACAGTTTCTCCTGCTGTCCAATTTCCATTATTTTGTATTTTTCTAAAATTAGACATTTCTACTCCGGTTGAATATAAGTAGTAGTTATGCTTGCCATATACAATACCGGATGCGATGCGCCACTTATTTGAGTGGGATAAGCTAAAACTGTACCTGCGCGCTGACCTCCTCTTATCTTTTCTTTAGTTACATCAAAGGCACGAGTATTTTGTAGACTAAAAGAAGTCTGTAGTGGTTGCTCGGATGTGGAAACACCATCAACCAAACCCTTTATAGGGAAGGGAATCTTCATAAAGAAAACTCCTTTCTATTACAGTCGTTGCGTCTGAAGCCAGAATAAAGTAATTCTAACCTTACCAGAAGTTATCAAAGTGTAATCTGAAGCGTGTGTTAACATAACGTGAACAGATTCACCTGCAGTGGTTGTATGTTCTGCGCCTGTAACTATTGTAGCTGCGCCATAAGGAAATAGATGTTTATATCCTATTGTGGTGCAAGTTCCAGTAGTTGCAGATGTCCAAGTAGCGCCAGTTGATGTAATACCAATAGAAATCGTTACAGCCGCATTAAATGTTTCAAGTGTTTCTACCAATACAGCATATCTCAAAGCGTAAGGAGGAATAACTTTTGTTAGTTCTTTAAGTCCAGTTGCGCCAGTAGCTGTAAATTGTGAATAACTAAGTGTAAAAGACGCACTTGCAAAACCTATACCAGTTCCTTCGGTAGCTTGATACGCCATAGTTTGTTTCGTTGCCATTATAAAACCCTTTCTATTAAGATGTTTCTGGTATAACTTGCGTGCTATCCAGATAAACGGTTGATGTTCTTATTATATCGAAATCAGTTTTACCTGATTTCATTTGACCTAAATTTCCAACTTGTGATTGCCTTTTATCTTCGCCTATTTCTTGTTGTAACATTCTATCAGCCATTGCTTCGTGCAAACCTTGAGATTGTCCTGTAACTCCATCTTTTTCAAATGTTTCTGCAGCAGCTAAGGAACATTCAAGTATAACTTCACTTGCAAGTTCGCAACCAATGAAATAATCATTGTCATTTACTGGCGCATTTGGTGTCATTACATAAGTGTAATAGTAATGCAAAACTGCCGATGGAGGAGGGAAAAACACTACTTCATCAGTTTGTCCTGTTAAAGTATTATAATCACCTGTTTTTATAGCAAACCATCGTGGGTAGCCAGTACCAGTAGAAAGAGATTTTTGAACATAAATAAAATCTAAAGGTTTTTGTACAGGATTATAACTTACAGGAACAGTATGAGTAAATGGTGTTATCAATGCTGAAAATCCGACAGGTAGTTTATAAGTATCTACATTTACAGCAGTATCTAAAGTTGTAGTTCTTTGCAAAAATGCCCAACGATATGTTCTTCCTGTGCTTGAATCTATTGGCATTAAGAATCGCCTATAACCTCTTAAAACAAGTTGTTTACATCTTTCAATATCAGCAGTATCAACAAGGTTAGGTATGCCAAGATAATCACCTACTTTAGTCCATACTTCTTTATACGTCAGTTTTAGGTTGCTCGACATTTTGTTTGTCCTTATCTTCTAATTGGTCAGCTGTTTTACAACGACCAATTACCAACTGTATACTTTCTAAAAGTATTTGATGTTGTTGACGATTAAGATTGGCATTTGAAATTACATTATCTATATTTGCAATTGCTTCTTTAATTTCCATCATATCACCTTTAAAAAAAGAGGGGTTGCTTTTGTCTTCGGCGCAGACCCCTAAAGCCGCTTAGTTTACTTTTTAGCTTTTTCAGCTTCTTTTTTCTGATTTTCCCAAAAGATTTCCTTCATAGTTTTTGTAGGTTGTTCTTTGGGTTCATCATTTTTTGGTTTTTCAGATTTAGCCATTACAGTAAATCCTTTCTATATTCTACTATGGAGTGCAAATAAAGGCCCAACTCCAGTAGCATCGCCCATAACTACATCACCAGCGTATTGAGTTGTATCACCTGCGCCTAAGTTTGTAAATGTGGTAATAGTACCATTTTGCGCCCAATATCCAGCACGTTCTTTAGTTAAACCAAGACCAGAGTAAGCCGCACACCAGCAACAACCATCAGTTTGTACCCAAAAATACATATTTGCTGCAGATACATAAGTAGCAGGTACTCCAAATTTAGTATATCCTACATCAGTAGAAAGTATCAAACTTGAAAATGGATTATAAAATACTTCTGCAGAATCAGATGCGGACAATGCACTTGTAAGTGGGCCATCAAGATATACAGTAAAATCAGCATTTGCATCAGCGGCATCATTTCCTATGATACCTCTGAATTGAGTTGTTTTATTTGCAGGAGAATCTGCGGCTGTATAACAAACAATATAACCACCTTTAAGTTGGTCTTTAGTTAGTGCATCGTGAGTACCACCATCAATAGTCAATTTCCTTACACCTATTGCAGCAGCAGTAACTATATTATCAATAGTCTGAACATAAGTAGCTCTTGTTTCTACGCCTTGTCCGGCATAACATATTCCACTTGATTTGGCATAGGTATATTCACGTCTATCTGCTAAAGTTACTCTATCGCCAATATTATATAATGAGTCTTTATCTAAAGAAGCAACATAAATAAAGTCCCAATCGCCATATTGACTTGCAATAGTAGCTTGCATACCTAAATTCTGAACTCTTGCTTTACCTTTACTCATTTGAAACCTACCATTTCTTCCTATTATTTTAAAGCTGTATAGGAACAGCACTTAGATTAGCGTCCCATAAGTACGCCTTATCCGTTAGTTTCTTTTAATAAGCAATTATAACTCATCACTTGATTGTGGACATTCTATTGCTGATTTATCAAGTACCCCATATTCCTGCGGTTCTCGCAATGGGTCATCCAATACAAATCCACATATTCGGTACAAACATTATGTGCGAAAGCATTTTTGCCTTCGTCAGTTCTAAAATACCAGTTGTTAAGCACAACAGGGTAAAATACATCAAAGTTGATTGCAAATATCGGGTCAGTACCCCATTGTGTGGTACTTGCAGTGTCAAGTTGCTGAACATATTTAAAAGGTATACCCTTATAAAGTGTTTCACCAGCATACTTTCCAAGGTCATAACCGATTCTATCATCACTATTACGAGCAATCTTTTCAACTTGCTTGATTACGTTATTAGTTGTGTAATAGACAACTTTCTTTGGTACGCCTTCTTCAACACCTGTAACCTTATTGGGTTCGATTGGGGCTTCAAAGTCAGTTGCTCTATTTGCATCACCTAACATATCAAGTAAAGTTTCATTAAGTATGCCATTGTGGTCGGCATAATAACTTGCCCATTTTGGATGAGCAGATGCATCTATACCTCCAGGATTGAAGGCATTAGCATCAAGATATTGGCCTGTAGTACCAGTAAAGCCACCTGTACTATTGTTAGTACCAATGGTAAGCCAGCTTGATGGGCCAAATATCTTATTTACATCGCTTGCTGATGCAGGCGCAGACCAAAATTGCTGTTGAATGTCATCGGCAGTCTTACGATACATAGCCATCTTTTGAGATTTAATGTAATCGTATTCTTTAACTTTATCGCCCTTGTTAATATCAATTTGGGCAAGGTCGTAAGATACGTTATTTGTGTAATGTTTCCATTCTGATATAACCTTATAGTCTGTATCATAGATATTGGAAACATCTTGAACAAAGAACATACCAACTGCACCACCATTTGTAGCGTCATCAAGTTGAATATTAGTTGTGTATCTTTCGCCAGAACCCATCTTCTTACGTTTACGAAGTATATCATTTAACACTTCATATCTTGGGTAAGTTAATGTCATTGCAAGTTTATCTGGTTGAAAATCGTCCCTTGTCGCATTGAGCAAGGTTAGAAACTGATTTAGTGAAATGCCACTTTCTGAAGCCATTTTATGTTCCTTTAGTCAAGCTGTTTTACAGCATTATAGTTAATTTTTACTCAATACCGGCTTTTTTATAAGCTTCGTCCATAATAGCTTCTTTACGTTCATTTTCCGTTTCAAATTTTCTTGTAGAAATATCTGAATGTCTCCGTGTTGGAGGATTAGTAAAGTGCTTTTTTTGTCCGTTAAGCTTATCAACAAGCCGTTGAGCCGCTACTTTTTCACCATCTTGATTTTTAAACTTATTGATTTCTGTTTCGATAGCTTTTTCTATTGGTATACCTCTAATTTCAGAAGTTACCATAGCGTGCCTAAATAACTCTAATCGAGTTTTGTATTGACCTTCAGACATATTAGAAGAATTACCTAATTGTGGTATTTGTTTTGAAAATCTATCAAAATGACCGTCTATCTTTTGCTGAAAAGAACTTTCACGTTCCTGTTGCAATCTTTGAGTTTCAGATTCAAGGGATTTACCTTGTTCGTTTATTCGAGAAACGATACTGTCGATTGCACTTTTTACATCAGCCCCTACCAAGTCAGGGTCAAGATTTACCTTAATTTCTTTAAAGGTACTTTTTGGTGCATTTTGCTTTTCAACAACAGGTTTACTTTGTTGTTTTTCATTTTCAATTTCTTCTTTAATACTTGAAAGCAATTCAGGCGATTCTTTAACTATCGAATCAATAGTTTCTTGGCTTAGACCGTAATCGCTAAAAATCTCTGCAACTTCTGGGTCTAAGGTAACTTCATCGGTATTTTCGTTCTGTGTTTCGGTTTCATCTGCCTCAGCAGATTCTTGGTTATTGTCGATTTCATCGACATTATTATCTTGGTCTGCCATAGGCTGACCATTTGACTCGACAAAAGACTCATCTTTTTTCGAGAATATTTCGCCCATTTGTTCGCCAAAATGTTCTTGTGAAGTTTGGTCTATTTCTTTTTCTTGTTCGTTATTTTCGTTTTCTTTTGCCATAGTAATAGTCCTTTACATAATTATTCATATATTGTCAATACAAATCAATTTTATCATTATAAGTTTTACTTATACAAGTTATAAGAATTTTTAATTTGACAACATTTTCAAGATGTGTAAAATGGTCTTTCAGCGGTTGTAATGTTATTTTCTGTAGTTTAATCAAGTTCAATCATACCCCTTTGTTTAAGCTTGTTTAGTTTATCTTTTCTACTATTTATAATAAGACGACCATCTTTTGTATACTTACTTCCAGGAAATTTCTTTTCAGCTTCTTTAATCTGTCTTGGATTTACACCTAAAGACGAACTTAATCTTTCATTATTTTTAACATCTGTATTAGATAAAGATACAATTTTTTGCGCCTTAGAACCACATCTACAAGTAATATAAGTGCTTGATTCATAAGTCTTTGTGAATACTTCAATGTAATTTCCACAATTAGAACAGCGATATTCGTAGATAGGCATATTAAGCTTTCCCTAAAATACAGTAACTAAACGCTGCCGTAACGGCTGAACCATCAATTTTTAGTCCTAAATTAGCAGCAGGATTAATAGGCAAATAGCACGCTTCGCCAACATTTAACACTAAATCTGCTGTTGTAGAAGTAAAAGTTGTAGTATCGACAGTATTAAGTATTATATAAATAGTACCTACTTGTGCTTTTATATAAACTCCATAGGTTTTAGCAAGTGCTATTTTTGTTATGTCTGTAAATAACTGTATAGCTGTAATTGTAGCAGTATCTACTATTGTATAACCAGTGATTTTTTCTACTGGCACAGTCATAGCAATAGAATTTTCTAATGTAATTTCATCACCTATGCCAGTTACGTCTAATTTTATTGATAATGTTGCTATGCCAGCCATTTTATGCCACCCTTTCTACAAGCGGAAAGTTAAGTCTTGCAAAGTCGCCAAAAAGCCACATAGCGTGTATGTCGTAAGCATATGCGGCATCAATTTCATTTGTAAATTCACCTAAATTATATATTTTATAATCTTTATTTATTCTTACTCTCCATTTATTTCTTTTTTTAGAAAAATCTACTCCTTTATATTTTGATATTCCTTTAATCTTTATTCTATTTTGCTGATTTTCTGAATAATTACATAAACGGAGATTTTCTTTGCGATTATCTAATCCATTACAGTTTATATGGTCTATTTGTTTCTTATCATTTTTAACCAATAATAACACTTCACGGTGCATTTTTATAGTAGAATGTTTCCCTAAATGCCTCCAAGCATACCAACAGTTTCTTAATTTGCTTGAATACCATTTATGTTTATTTAATCTATCAAAGTCCTCATCATCGACTAATGCAACTTTATTTTGAGTTAATTGTATTTCTTTCACATCTCACCTCCCATTTTTTGTGTTTTTGAATTTATCTGTTGAAGTCTATTGTTGTCATTGTCGGCAGGATTACTACCAAAACGAGTATCTGCACTCTTTACTCCCCCGCCCATCCCCATTTGTTGGTATGCGTTCATTTGTTGTTGTTGCTGTGGATTTTCAGTCAAAAACCAAGACGATGTTTCTAAATCCATATATGTAGAAAGTTGTTTTGTTATTTCAGGTATATTAAGTTGTTGTCCTTGCTGAGCGGCCATTTGTGCAGTTGGAAGTACCCACGCAGTAAGCATTTGCATAATCTTTTGAAACTTTTGCTCAGGTGTAAGTTTTTGCATACTAAACATTTCTACGTCAAGATAATAGTCTGTAAACTTACCTTGTTGTTGGAGTTGATTATACATTTGAGGTATTTGTATACCTCCTGGAAGGTCTTTTATGGCCTTAATCTGCATAGTTGGATTATTCCAAAGTTCAAAAGCCAGCTTTTCAGCTATATTTGAAGCGAAATAATGTACTGTTTGGGACATATCATTTAATGTTCTTGAAGCATTTGTCATAAGCATTTCTTCTTGACCAAGAGTTTTTGCCTGTGATTTACGCCCACCAGTAGTAAATAAATTTCCACCTTGTTCGCTAAATTGTCCTAATGAAAATTGTATAAATTCATAGATTTCTGGAACTACACCGCCAACGGTTAATTCTTTAACGCTTGCAGGGTCAGTAAGTGAAAGCATATCTCCATCTTTAGCATCTCTTACTGTTTCAGCGTCTTCTTGACTTCCTCTTGCACCAACGCCAAGCTTTTTAAGTCTTTCGGCCTGACTACGAGCCTTTGAAAATAAAGTGTTTATAGCTGCATCAAGTTCCATAAGACTAAAAATTGGTGGTATTGGTATTGTACTTTCTGGAAATTGTTTATAAAACAATACATCATAAGGGCCGCTTTGAGGGCCATTATATTCTACTGTATTTAATATCTTAGTATATCCTTTTCCTGGAGGCATTATAGTTATTATAACACCTTCTTTTGGAAGCCATAAATCTATAAATTCAGAATAATCGTGTAACTCATTATAAAGAACCTTGCTTGGATTAGTTATTTCCTTTGGATGCTGGTCGCCATAAAGTTTAAAGTCTGGTATTATTTTATCTGCGTGCTTTGAAAACTGTTCTTTGGCTTGTGCTGTAGGTAAATAATAACAATCCCCTTCAAACTCGTATTGCTCGCGGTCTTTAGCTGTTACATCGGCAACATATGACGATTCAGACACAATTTCACAATAAGGCGAGCCATAATCACTTAAAATACCATTTACATTATAAGTACCTTCTTTTTTAGTTCCAGTTTTAGTTATACCTTGCCCAAAAAGACTATTAAGAACTACAGGTTTTAGTGTCCTTGTGGCAAATTTCATATCTTTAAGTAGTTGATTTAATGCCATTTGAAATACTGCTGCAAATGGACTGTATTGTAAATTTATCTTTGGATTTATAACTACTTTAGGATAACCTCCAACAAGATATGGAAGCCAAATACTAACTGCCCTATCAACCATATTGAGTGGATGTGGGTCGCCTTCGGCAAGTTTTGGTTTGTAATATCCACTTGCATAAGCATTTAGCATTTTGTTATTTTTTTCATTGACGTTTTTATTAAGTTTACGCCATTGAACAATAGCCTTGTGTAATCTACCTACATAATTAGTTTTTGCAGGTTTTCCGTTATTATTTACAGGTTCAGCCATAATTTAACCTTACTTTTTTCTTTATACTCTTGTTCTTTTTGTCTTCTTTTACGCCATTCTATAGACCCTATTAAGTTTTGCTCGAACTTTTTTTCGGCAAGTGATTGGTCTTGACTTGCTGCACAACATAAAGCATCTGCTATAACCCTGTCTCCGTGGCAAGCTTGCGCACCACCAGTATCTTCAATACATTGTGATAGTACAATAGTATTACCATTAAAAATATAATCTTCAGCTTCTCTTATAGAATCTTGGTCATAATTTACAAATTTACTTGCTTTCATTGCAGGATGAAAAGTAGCAGTTAAACTTGCATTATAATTAGCCAATAGTTCTATTTTAGAATCTCTATCAGAGTGCCAACCCAAAGTAGTACCTTTTTCGTGAATTCCACGTTTTTCAGATGTAGTTTTACATACAAAACTATAACCGACCTGTCTTATCCTTTTGCTAAAAACCTGTCCAATGCCGTTATTTTCAAAGTTAAGCAAAGGCATACCCGAAACACCACCCACCCAATTTCCGATTGACCAGACCGTGTCTGCGAAGTCCTGTGGCAAAGTATTGGAGTCCACCCAACTTCCAACTTTTTGACGAAGGTCTACGTCAAAAATCGAGCAAACCGAATTTGATTGTCCTTGACCTAAAGATATATCACAACCTAAAACGTAGTTATGGTTTTGAACTGGCCTTGCGCCGCCTAATTCACCCCACCATTTAAGTTTACCCTTGCCGCCCTGCATAAACCGACAATTAGTTATTTTATTGTCTTCAACTTTATAAAGAATTTCACCTTGAAGGTCTGGTTTTTTGGCAAGTGCAATCATTTGATTTAAAGTTGCTGATGTAAATACCATATCACCAGCACCTATTTCGTTCATATCAAGATTTGTCGCAACGTCTAAAACAGACCGTTCTTGTTCTTCTTTATCATACCAAGGCGAACGCCATTTTGGTTTATCAGGTTTGCCTCCATCAGCTATAAATGACAATTTAAGTTGCGGATAAGATATAAAAAGTTCTGTCATCAAATCAGAATATTTTATAGTTTGCGCATTTTGATACTTATCAAATACTTTTGGCGCAAGTTGTTTATAGTAATCAATATCTTCTATAATTATTTGGTTTATATCTGGAGACCAATAAAGACCTTTTGCCTTAAATGGGTGAAGCCACCAACCAAATGCCATCTTAATAACTCCAGATTGAGTTCCCATTTTACTAAATGGGTGCGAGCGATATTCAGAAGTGCCTAAGTATATTTTACAACTTGCTGTATCTGATAATGCACGCTCAATACAAATTGCGTCCGAGTGCTTTACAGCAGGAAATTCATCACAAAATACCCAATTTAAACGACCACCACGACCTACGTTTTCTACAGTGGCTTCGCCGTTTGTAACTGAATCATTCCATAGATTTTTACTATGTCTTTCAGTTCTTTCGTATGTAGGCGTAACCCATTCGGGTAAATTTTGTATAAGGTAATCCCACTTCCAAAATAGACAATCTGGACTACCCTTTTTGTCTACAAGTTCTTCTTTTCTACTTACAAGTAACCCTTGAGTTCGTGGTCTAAATAGCCATAAGTTTACACCACAGCCAATGATAATCCAAGTACCGCCGACTTCTCTTGATTTTTTGGCCTGTATTTTACCAGACGAACACATACAATCTGATATTTCTTGTATTTTATCATCTTGCCAAGGCCAAGTTATAAAAGGTAATACACCATAAGGTTGTATATTTGGCTTTGGTTGAAACGTCCAAAACATAGTTTTAAAAGAAATCTGTGGTTTAACAAGACACATTTGCGCAAAGTCGTTGCGAGCGTCTTTACTTGCACCTGCAAGATATTCGTGAAGGTCAGCCCTGAAAAGTACGTTACTGGTCGGACTTATCGGAATTTGCTTCAAGAACTTGTCTGGCGAGAGCAATAACTTTTTTTCTATCTCTTTGACTTGGTTCGGAGTCATATCCCTGCGATTTAGAATGTACTAATTCTTTACTTACTTTCCACTTATCACCAAACATATTGGTCATTAGCATTATAAACAACTGACTATTTCCAGGTTGATGTTTTTTATATATTTTCTTTTTTACTTCTACCCAACCTCCAGGGTCGTGTTCTGTTTGTGGTGCTTTTATAAATGTTATTTCTTCTTCATTTACACTATATCCTAATGACTGAACTACCATTTGCTGAGCTAACTTTTTTTCAAGTTCAGTTAATGCTTCTTTAGTTTCTTGTTCAGTTAATTTCGTATTTTCAAATAATCTATTTACGTCTATAGGAGATTTAATATCGCCAATTTGTTGAATTACAGACATTTCGTTTTCATTTGGATTTTGTCCTAATGCTATTTTCTTTGAAGCTTCTTTAAAAATATCAGTTTTAATTTTACTATAAGTTTGGTCTATACCTGCCACGCACGTTTTACAGTAAAAGTAACCCTTGCGAACAGTAAGTTCACTTACTATAAATTGTTTTTTACATTTATCACAATGTCTTTTAAGTCCTGCCATATTATGACCGCCACATAATGTCAATCACGTCTCCAGGAGTCCCACTATAGAACCAAAGTTTTGCAACATCATCAATAGGAACTCTTATTTGAGTCGATTCGGGTATTTCAATACCAAGACTTGAAGTTGCAGCAGCATCAATATTCATTCTAACTGGGCCAGTATTTGCAGCAGGACAAGTAACGTAACACTCACGGCAAGGCATAGTTGTTCCACCATTGCCTCTATCATCTGTGGTTGTTCCAATAGTTACTCTTACTGCGCCACCTGTTATACTATTACGGTTAATATCAAAATTTTCACATTTTGTTGATAATGTCATTTTTATACTCCTAAATAACTAAATAATTGTTCACCAGTTGAGTTTAATCTCATTTGGTCTGAATTCGATTCATTATATAATTGTTTCACTTCATTTGCACTAAGGGCTTTATTATAAATGCGAACATCGTCAAGGAGACCAGTAAAAATGCCCGCACCACTTTCGGTATTTTCTTTTCCAATATATAAACTTTTTGGAATTGCAAAACTCGCATATTGGTCTAATGAATTTCCATCACTACTATTAACTAATATTCCATTTTTATACCAATAGAATTTAGAAGTAGTTGGCGATGTTTGCTCTGCAACACCGACAAAAAAATACCATTCGTTTAAGATATATTTCCCAAAATCATTACCTGTCGAACTAACACCCCCAGATATATGAGAGAGTCCAGTTTCTCTACCTGATGTGAGAGGGATAAAGATTAAGTCCATTTCATCTATACTATCTATGCCTAAAATAAATTGGGAATTTATAGCTCTATCAGTTTTAAACCATCCGCTTATGGAAAAGCTATTTTGAAACGTGCTTTCAAATGTTTCTCCGGTATCTACATAATCCGTAGTGCCATTAAAATTCAACGCGCCGCCAATCTTTCCTGCAACGTGCATTAGGTTCGTATTCCTCTGTGCAGTTCCATTATAACCATTGCCGCTGGAATCTAATACCACTTTAGATGGAAGACTATCGTCCATTTTCCAAAGTGCTACTAATGATTCTTGCATAGTTGGCATTATCTGAAATACTCCACGTCAATTACATTATTTTCAGTGCCATAAAAGTACAAGAGATTTACATTGCTTACTGGATAAGGAGTTAATGTTGGGAAACTCGGTAATCCAACTCCGGTTGTATTAGTACAAACATCGCCAATTCTTACTCGTACTACCGCATTACCATCTCTTGATTGTAGCCTACAAAATCTACACGGTAAATCTGCACCTTGAATATTTCCGGCGGCAGGGATTGTTATAGAAGTCCACGCGCCAGATACGACATTTATATTTGTTTTTATATTTTCGTAATCTGTTGTCATAATTTTATTCCAAAAGGTTTCTTTGTATTTGGTAAGTATTATAATGCGTATCTCTTACCACTACCCAATGATAACCAATATCAATAATTATATATTCTTTACCATTATTTTTTATGGTAGACTCTCTTATTAATGAGCTTGACCATTTTTTAATAGTATTTTCTTTTTTCTTTTCATTGATTATCAGTTTATCAGGTTTATCTTTTTTTTTCCAGAATTTCCAGTTCATTAGGCACGCATTGGACTTTTCTTATCTTTAGACTGTTCAATTACAAATGTTTGTGCGGTATCAACTGTAACGGAATTTATTTGTTCAGGTTCTTTTTTAACTTCAAGAGGTTTTACTCCAAAGGCTTCGGCGGTACAACCCCAGCAAAAGCAAAATTCATCCTTGCCGTACTTTTTCTTTGCTTCAGCAAGTTCATTTTGCTGATTTTTATTTCTAATAGAGCCTCTTGTCATTAATGCAAATCCATACAAATCAGTACAGTCCTTACCGCATTTATCACAAAATATTCTTCCTATAATCATATCAATCTCACTTTCATCAATTATTTTTAAACTTTGAAACTATTTTCTTTCTACGTTTTACTATTCCTCTTGCGCCAGATTTTCTTGCTTGGCTATATGCAACTGCGATGCTTTGCTTATCAGCCTTTGCCTTGCCGAATTTTTTCATAGTTGCGGCGTAAGTATCTCCTTTATGAAATTCACTTATATTTTTTCCTATTGTTTTTTTAGATGAACCTTTTTGTAATGGCATATTAGTACATCCCTTCTCTATTTTTTAACCAATAATCCGCACCCATTTCCATCATCTTAGATTTCTTAGAACGCGTCATAGCCTTAGACATTATCTTTTTTGCTCTTAACTTCTTGTCTGGTTCTTGTCTTTCTTCCATCATTTTTATAGATTCAGGACTATTTTTCATATTAATACCCTTGTGATTGAATTCTTAATTTACGTTGCTGTTGTGTTTCGCCTTCGTATGCGTGTGAACCCAAAACTGCTTCTCTTGATTTTGTAAGAGCTTTTTGCATAATTCTTTTTGCACGACCATACGAATTGCCTGTTTTTAAAGTTTGAGATGGAATTACTTTGTCTTTTAAACTTACTGCTTGTTCGGCACGAATTGATGTCTTGCCTTGATTATAAGCCTTTTCAACTGGGTCAATATATTTTGCCATAGGTTTATCCTTTATGAAAATTCCAGATTTTTCTATATCACTATCAGTCATACCTTGAGTTTTAAACTCTTTGTATTTTCTTTGTGTTGCTGCGTCTTTATATATTGGCATATATTATATCCTTAATTATGTATAGTTATGCAAGAAACATCTAAAAAGTCAAAACAATTTTATTTTGCAAAAAAAAATAAAAAAATATTTTATTTTTCCCTTGACAAAAATTTTGGCTTTTGGTAAAACCTTTTTTAGGCTTTTGCGGTTAGAACCCGACAGGCACACGGACTCCGCCCCATTACGAGTGATACCGTAATGGGGCATTATTCACACTATAAGAAAGGAATCTTATGTTTTCAATAGATATTAAAGTGAACGGAAAGACTTTATACGCAATTCAGGGTAAAAATCTAACTCCCAGAGGTATTGATTATGCAGGTATATGTGCATATGAGTTAGAAATCAAAGGCCAAAAGTTCTCTGTATTCCACGAACGGAGAGATGGTCTACTTAGATTGGTAAGCAAGGTGATAGCAAGATTATCAAGAGAGGTTAGAAGTGGAAATATAAAAAGAAAAGAAATAGAGGAGAAATGAAAGAATTAGATAAAGGAATTATTTTATGAAAGAACAATTAATTACAGTATCAAAAACTCGTAGGGTTGCAGAAGCCACAATAACACCAGAAGTCGCCCAAGAATTACTCAATAGACAAAGTGATTTACAAAGGAAGGTAAACGCAATACATTTGGGCAGATTGACAAATGTTATGGCTAATGGCTCTTGGAAAGACCTAAATGGCGATTCGATAAAGTTTGATAAGGACGGATTTTTGATTGATGGACAGCATAGACTATTGGCAGTAATAAATAGTAAAAAAACCATTAAAACCTATGTGGCATTGGGATTAGACAAAGATGATATATATTTTATAGACCTTTGGCATAAAACAAGAGGAACATCTGATGTATTTAAGATGAAAGGAGTAGATAATTATTGCGTTATAGCTTCTGCTGCAGCAAGTCTATGGAGATATGACAATGGAAGTTTCGCAGATAAAGTTACATATCCTGACCCCGAAGAAACCTTTAAATATTTTATGCAAAATCAAGGATTAATTATTAGTGCAAAATACGGAGAAACAGTGAAGAAAATGATAGGAAAATCTTTAGCTACATTTTTGCATTATACATTTGCTCGAATTAACCAAAATCAAGCAAGTAGGTTTTTTGAGGATTGGTCTACTGGTGCTAATCTTAATGCTGATAGTCCTATACTACAACTTAGAAATAGACTTATGTATAATAAAAGAGAAGATGTTCAAATGAAACTTGACCCTGTAAATCAAGTTGCTCTTGTTATTTTAGCGTGGAACGCTATAAGGGAAAATAAAAAATATACAAAGTTAAGATGGACTGGAAATGCTTTCCCAGAAGCGATATGAAGATACTTATTATCGACATAGATTCAACAATTCCAAACGTAGCCTTGCATAAGGTCGCAAAATACTATGGCGACCAAGGCCACGAAGTCATTTGGAACAATCCGCTTTATAAACATATAGCTGATAAAATATATGTAAGTTGTATCTTTAGTTATAATAAGCATTTATGTAATGAATGGGTTGGACACTCGGCAACTTCGATAGGGGGAAGTGGTTTCGATTTAAGCATAGCACTTCCCCCTGAAATCGAACAAATTAAGCCGAAAATTAATATAGGTTTTACTACAAGGGGTTGTATTAGAAATTGTCATTTTTGTATAGTCCCTAAAAAAGAAGGAAAAATACGAGTTGAAGGCGATATATTAGACTTATGGGATGGCAAGTCAAAAACTATTATGATTTTGGATAATAACATACTTGCCTTGCCTGAGCATTTTTTAAAGATTTGTAAACAGTTAAAAGATAACAACTTACGAGTAGATTTTAACCAAGGGTTAGATTTTAGATTATTGACTGATGATATTTGTAAAGAGCTTTTTAGTTTAAAGCATTGTCAGGAAATCCGTTTTGCGTTTGATGATATTGCATATAAGGCTCGTGTTCTACTCGCCTTAGAAATGTTAAAACGAAATGGATTAAAGTCGTGGCAAACAAGATGGTATGTATATGTTGGAGTCAAAGACACACTTGAAACTGTTTACGAAAGATGTAAGCTTCTTTGTCAGGAAAAGCAGCTTATTTATATGATGCGAGATAGAGATAAATCTGTTCAGGAAAATAAACAGTTTATAGCTCTTGCCAAGTGGACAAATTGGACACCGTTTTTTAAATACGACTTTTATCAGGTGTTAGAAAAAAGCGAGCATTTTAAAGATTATAGAAAAGATTTTGGTCTAAAAGATAAACCAGTGGAACAGTATACACAAAAGTTTGATTTTTGACAGCCCCAGTCGCAGGTGGGTTAAAACAGCGAATGGATTAAATCTCCTTTAAGCATACCTTCGGGTGGTGGGACGGAAAACCGCCCATTATTTATTAACTTATTATTAAGAAAGGAATCAAAATGGTAGACGAATTAGAAAAAGAGTCAGTAGTGCAAGACGTATCAAAACTTATTTTTGTATCAGTAAGGGTACAAATAAAAGATTGTTCGGTTGAGGTTTCTGGCCCAATGGGTTGGGCCGAAAGACAAGTAACAAGATTAATGGGACAAATGAAAGGTTAAAAGGTGATTTATGACTATAAAAAATGAAATGAGACTGGCAAGTTGGATGACCGCAGGAAGTACAACTTCACCAAATTATAGTAATGCTGGTTCTTATTTTCCTAAAACTGGAACATTAACGCAAAACTTACAACAAGTAAGACAAGGAATGGATATGGGGTATATGATTGAACCTATGACGTGGGGTATGGCTCAAAGAGAAAGTTTATCTACAAGAGAAAACATAACTGCTCAAAAAGCATTAACAATGATTAAAAAGTCTGTTAAGCAAATCAACTCCGAAAAAATTACCACTGAAAAATCCACAGCAATCTGGAATAAAATCGAAAGATTAGAAAAGCTTGGTCTTAAAGCACAGGCAGCTATTCTTGAAGCGGAAATCACTTTACGTCAAAAGCTAAATGCTTTGATGGAATGGGATTATAAGCTTTTGCCATCAGATAAAATTGATGAATATAATGGTAAATATGACAAAAACAATGACAAGATTATGGTTCACGTTGATAGCGTGCAAACTTATATTGGCACAAAAGACACAAGTATAGCAAAAGATAAAGTTATACCTGATAACGTGTTAGGAGATTTTGAGGTTGCTCAAGACCGAAAACTTTTTGATGCTTACTCAATACTTTGGGTTGAAAAGGTTAAAGACCCTTTATTGCTTGGTATGATTGATGGTTGTAAAGATTATTTTCTTATTGCCGAATGGGGCGATGATGTTAAGTTTGACGACATTGTAAAGGAAAAATAATGGCATACTTTTCTAATAGTTCTGAGGGTGAAGTTCTTGAAAACCAATGCTGCGATTGCTTACTGGCATCTGGCCCTTGTCCGATATATATAGCACAGATTTCTTATAACTATCCAGCTTGTAATAATCAAGTCGCAAGGTCAATTTTAAATTGCATTGTAAGTCAAGAGCCAGATGGCACTTACATTGGTTGTCAGATGAAACCATTACTTGATAGGTATAAAAAATGAAAAAAGGCCGAATAACAATTAGAGTTTCTGATGTCGATAAAGTAACAGTAGTTGCTTATCCAAAAACACAGGACAATGACACCTATGCCTTGATTTTAGAATATCTTATGAATTCTAAAAAAGTTCAAGATAAAATAAGACAAGAAATTACTGATAGAATTTTTAAAGTATCCGCAAAATGAGCAAGGTATTTCCTACTATAATTATAGCTCTAAGTCTATTGGCATCAATATATTACATACCAAGCAGAAATTGGCAAGGAGTAGTGTATTGGTTTGCAGGGGCAGTATTAAATTTTGCGGTAACGTATTTGGGAAAATAATTTATTTTTGCTTGACAGCAACCAAAACGCAACATAAAATTTGTGCAAAATGGTTAAATGAACGGAGTCGATTATGCACGAAACAGGATTTACTAAATTATTTTCAACAATCGTAACATCGACAATTTGGAGAGAGGACGACAAGACAAGGATTTTATGGATTACAATGCTTGCTACAGCGAATAAATATGGCGAAGTTGCAGGTTCAGTTCCAGGATTGGCAGCGATGGCTAATATGTCAGTTGAAGATTGTCGTAAGGCGATATTAAAATTAGAGTCTCCTGACCCAGATAGTAGAACATCAGATAATGAAGGAAAAAGAATAGTAAAAGTAGATGGTGGATGGGAGATTTTAAATTATACTTTGTATCGTGAAAAAATGCGGGTAAGAGATTCACAATATTTCAGGGATTATCGGGCGGCAAAAAAAGTGCAAAGTGCAACCATTTGCAACCAATCGCAACCGCCCGCAGCCAGCCGAACCATTGCGCAACCGAGAGCAGAAGCAGATGCAGAAGCAAAAGCATTTAAAAACAACATTCCTCAAAATTTTGACAAATTTTGGTCTTTGTACCCAAAAAAGCTATGTAAAAAAAATACTTTACAACAATGGATTAAACTAAATCCTAACGAAGATTTAGCAATGAAGATATTTTTATCGGTAGTAACTTATAAGCAAACTGAGCAATGGCAAAAAGATGGAGGTAAATACATACCGTATCCTGAAAGATTTTTAAAACATAAGCGATGGGAAGATGAGATAGAAACAATCACCAAAGAAAAAATGACTCCATCACAGTTGGCGTTTGAACAGATATTAGAAGAAGAAAGGAATGGTAATGGACAAGGCACAGGCACAGCAAGTATTTAAAGACGAGATATTATCACGTTGGCCAGATTTACAGTTGTCAAAGGCAATAGCCGGAGATTGGATATATTTCATATCCAACTTTACACCAGACCAAGTATCTAAGGCCATTAAACAATATGTATTAAATTTCGACTCATTTAAGAAACCTGCTCTTAATAAATTTCGTGAAATTATAAACGCACAAAATCAGACGGTGCAATCTGGTTGGCATCCTAAAGAGGAAATATGGCCTCAATACTTCTTGCAACAAGACACAAAAGATTGTCCATATTGGGGCTATGGTTGTTTTACTCAAATACAACCACAAGCTGACGACCCAAATTTACAGCTTAAAGCAGCACAACAGGCAAAGCTAAAATTTACCGAACTTTATGGTGGTCATTGGAACGTGATTATATGTAATGATAATCAGGAACGTGGTCTATTAATACAAGACCGAAGCGAAAAAAATAGAGTTTCCAGGACGGTGGGGCATAGTGGCGAAGGAACGCTTGCGGTCGCTATGCCCATTATTACTAAAGACTTAGTCAGAAAGGACTTATAATGGCAAATGAACAAGAAAGAATAGTACAGGCAATATTTGAATTCAGTGGTGAAATGGAAGATAAGATGCTACAAAAGTTTGATGATGGGTTGAGAGGGTGGGATGATAAACTATGTGCAGACATTATAGAAAAAAAGCTTAAAGAAAACTTAGAAAGGGCAGATTACATAGACGTAGCCAATCTTGCTATGATGTTGCATAGATTTCAAAAGGGAACAAATGAAACCGTGTCTTGACTGTAGTCATAAGGACAAGTGCCGTATAGTTTGCAAAGCTTATAGCAAATGGGCTAATGACGAAAGTCCCGATTTGCCAATACTTGATAAAAAGCCCCAAGAGTTTAACTGGCTTGCAAAGCACCGATACGCAGTTTCGGCCACTTGCCTCAAGCACCCCCAAGCATTAACCGTCAAGATTAAATCGACTGGCAAGCCAAACAAGGCCACTGGCGGGCATACTAAAACAACCAAACCAAAGCGTGATAAAAATGGAAAGTTTACCAAAGCTTTAAAAAAGGAAATAAATTAGGAGTTAAAAAATGAGACTACCAAGGAAAATTGACGCACCATTAAGGACTGATAAGTGCAAAGAATGTTCAATGTTAGAAGAAAGCAATAAGATTTTAGCTATGAATAGAGAACTGTTTTTGTCCAATCAAAAGCTACTGGCAGAAAACCAAGACCTAAAAAAAGCCCTCAATAAGACGTTGTGA